CAATTTATTTTTAATTACGGACAGTTTGTAGTCTAAGAAATAAATCTTATCTTAGAATAAAGGTTATAAGTATGTTTTATATTATTGAAACTGATACTCAGTTAGATAGATTACAAGCTCTAGGCAGATTAGGAGGATATGTTGATATTATTCCTACTAATTTTTATTACCACCCAAAACTTACTTCTACTGTAGCGGTTTATCTAAGACCAGTTAATTCTAAGCATGGATTTATAATTCCTATCGATCATGACGAAGGTCTTAACGTAGATAAAGAGCGTGTCTACGAACTACTTAAAGCTTTCACTACACTTTATACATTAGATAAGAAATACTTACTGTATCACTTTAATCTACAAGGAGCTATAGACTTATCACTACTTTATTCAATGGTTAAGTTTGATAAATTAGAGTATTCTAGAGATTTTTCGTATATAAATACTTTCTATAATAAATTTAAGGACAATATTATTACTAATAAACTTATACCTATATCTAAACTCTATCAAGCAAGTGAAGAAATATACTATAAAGTAAAAGATGTAATAGAATATAACATACCTAGTGGGTTTGACTTTTATAATAAGACTGCTACTAATGTATTTTATCTTTTAGAGCAATCTGGTATAGGAATACATAAAGAACAATTCGAAGAGATGTTTACTCCTCGTGATCCCAATTATAATATAGTAGACGATATTACTTACAGTTACTACAACCTATATAACATTACTTCTCGACCTACTAATGCTTTTAATTCAGTAAACTACGCAGCTATACCTAAGACCGATAAACATAGATCGAGTTTTAAACCTCAAAACGACTTTTTTGTAGAGTTTGACTTTGATGGTTACCACGTTAGGTTACTTTGTGAACAATTACGTTATGAACTCACCGACGAATCAGCTCATATGCAACTGGCAAAGAAGTATTTCAAGAAATCAGTCATTGGTGATGAGGAATATTCAAAAGCAAAGCAAATAAACTTTCATGCACTGTATGGGAGAATACCTGAAGAATATAAAGATGTGGATATATTTGTTAAGATACAAGACTTCATTAATTCCTTGTGGATCAAGTATGAAGCACTTGGAGAAGTTCATAATCCAGTATCAGATAAACCTTTCACAGAGGAACTTAAAGATATGAATCCTCAAAAGCTTATGAACTATCTTATGCAATCGTTGGAAACTTCAAGAAATATTCTTATCTTAAAAGAAGTACTAAGATATCTACAAAACAAAAAAACAAAAGTAGTATTATACACTTATGATTCTCTACTTTTTGATTTTAGCAAGGAAGATGGAAAAGACACGTTAACAGAATTACAAAATATACTAGAATCTGGGAAAAAATACCCAGTAAAATTTAAATACTCAAAAGATTTATGTTTATGAAACAATTTAATATTTATAACAAATGGTAATGGTTGCAGAAAATAGGTTTGATTACGATATCGACCCTATAACTTTAAATGAAGATATGAGTAATAAATTATTCTGTACTTTCGCTACAGAAGAAACATTAGAACCAGTTTTAGAAAATATTCAAGAACGGTACAAAATTATTTACAACAAAATATTCGTCTTATACTCTAAAAGTTTAAATGAGTATATATGTACGTATAACGTTGATTTCGGGAATGTGGGGACATTTTTAGAGAACACTATTTTAGTTCACAGAAAAAAAGAATCCAATACCCTATATACTATAAATGCTCTAAACACTCTAATTAAAGAGTTAAACGAAGGAGTATTAGACACTTCTTACAGAATCAACTGGTCAGATTTTAGAAACTGCGTGTTACTAACTAAAGGCCCTGATTTAAAAAGAATTAATACAAAGTTATTTAAAATTATCGAACTCTAAGTTTGATATAATAGTTATATGGTTCAAAAAGTAATCTTTTCGAAAGAAGAAGTAGCAAGTATTCTCAATACTGCTGGTGATTTTTATCAAGCCGCTGTTTATAGTGGGAACACAGCAGGGATAAATACTAATATCAGAAACTCTCTCAAGCATGACTTTCAAGATAACTCAGTATTCAAAGATATTATACTACCTAAAGTAAAACAATTAGGAGTTATAGATATAGCTAACGAAGCTATGATTCTTAAATATGGTAAAGGTCACTTTTTTAAAAGACATCAAGATGTTATGTCTTCAACTTCTAAAAGAAAAAAGAATCTTATCATCCAACTTTCTGATACTACTGATTACGAAGGAGGTGAACTTGAAGTTGACGGTACAATAGCTTCAAAGGAAATAGGTAATGTAATAGTATTCAATTGTGCATCTTTTCACGAAGTCAATATTATAGAATCTGGAACTCGATTTTGTTTTCTAGCTCATCTACAACAAAAAGACTTAAAAAAAGAAAATTACTTAATGTAGGAAAGTTTATAGTAATAAAGTTGCTCGTTAATTTTATTCTTCTTATATTAATATAAAGTTATTAATTAAAATTAGTTATATGGATTTAAATGCGATTAAGGCTAAGCTAGATGCCTTGAACAACACCGGTCAGCAAAGAGAAAAGACTGACTATTCAACAATTTTTTGGAAACCAGAATTAGGAAAGCAAACAGTAAGGTTAGTACCTTCTGCTTATGATCCTACTATGCCTTTCAAAGAACTAAAGTTTCACTACGGTATTGGAAAATACCCTATGGTTGCTTTATCAAATTTCGGTAAACAAGACCCTATTGAAGAGTTCGTAAAAGAACTAAGAAAAACTTCTGATAGAGACAATTGGTCTTTAGCCGGTAAAATCTCACCTAAAACTAGAATCTTTGCACCAGTAGTGGTAAGAGGTCAAGAAGAAAAAGGTGTTAGATTATGGGGATTTGGAATTACAATCTATAAAGCTTTGTTAGCTCTAATTGCTGACGAAGATATAGGAGATATTACAGATGTTATAAACGGATGGGATTTAGTTGTAGAACAACAACAAGGTAACCCTTATCCTGAAACTACGGTTAGAATTAAACCTAAACAAACTGCTTTATCAGACGATAATGATTTAGTTGATACATGGATTAAGACTCAACCTGACCCTACTGATGTACATACTCAATATGATTATGACTATATCAAAAAACAGTTACAGAATCACCTTAACCCTGGATCAGCAGATGAAGATAAATCTGCTCCTACAACACAGCCAGAAAGCTCTAGTCCTCAAAAGGCTAACTTTACTTTAGAAACAGCTACCGCTGGCAACAAAGACACAGTTAGTAAATTTGATGACCTATTTAACGAGTAATAATGGCAAAAAAGAAAGAAGTACAGGCAAGAGCGACTGCGAATGTTCGAAAGTCGTTTAATTTAAGTAATTTTAAGAGTAAGAAAGGATTTTCTAATGCGTCTGTTAAGTTTAAAGAACAAGGATGGATACCTTTATCTAAAGCTTTTCAGGACATTACTTCCCTCCCCGGTATTCCCACCGGACATATCACTCTTCTGAGAGGACATAGTGATACGGGCAAAACCACTGCCCTGATAGAAGCTGCGGTGAATGCTCAAAAACTGGGCATTCTCCCAGTCTTTATAGTAACCGAGATGAAATGGTCTTGGGAACATGCTAAAGAGATGGGATTACAGTTTGACGAAGTAAAAGATGCTAACGGTAACGTTACTGACTATGAAGGTCATTTCTTATATGCAGACAGAGGATTATTAAATACTATTGAAGATGTAGCTGTTTATATAGCTGATCTTATGGATGAGCAAGCTAAAGGTAATTTACCTTATGATTTATGTTTCTTCTGGGATAGTATAGGATCAGTACCTTGTGATCTTTCAGTACGTTCTAATAAGAACAATAATGAATGGAATGCAGGTGCAATGTCTACACAATTCGGTAATAACTTAAATCAAAAGATATTATTATCTAGAAAAGAAAACTCAGCTTATACAAATACGTTAGTTGCTATTAATAAAGTATGGACTATGAAACCTGAATCGCCGATGGGTCAACCTAAGCTACAGAATAAAGGTGGAATGTCTATGTGGTACGATGCTACGTTAGTTGTTAC